TTGTTGGAAAGCAGCGCCCTATGACCGACTACCGCAACCACCGCACCTACACGACGACCAAGACGCTCAAGGCCGAGAAGGCCATCAAGGACGCGTTCCGCGCGGCATACGGCGAGACCTTCGCCAACCACGACGGCCCGGTCGTGATGCGGATCTCGACCACCAGGCCGCTCGCGAAGAGCAACCCGAAGTACTGGGAGGGCCGCGCCGACCTCGGCAAGCCCGACTGGGACAACCTCGGCAAGCTCGCCTGCGACGCGCTCAACGGGATCGCCTTCAAGGACGATTCGCAGGTCGACATGGGAGCCGTCACCAAGCGCCCGAGGTCGCCATACGGCACCAAACCACGCATAGACATCTACATCGAGTACTTCGTCGAGGAGTACGTAAAGGAGAAGAAATGAACGCCAAATACTTCGAAGAGAACGGCTTTGAGGACGTCCACGGGAGCCAGTTCCACAAAGCAGTGCTCAACCACGCCGCCTGCATCGCGAACAACCTCATGTTCGACGCCACGCATCCTGACAACAACGACGGCGAGACGGAGGCAAACGCCTACCACGTGATGATCGCGCTTTGCGAGGCCGGGCTTTCCCGAATCGACGAGAAGTGCGTCGCCAAGAGCCGCAAGTTAATCGCCGACAAGATCAAGCCCGTCAGCGAGGAAGAGCTCGAGTTCGGTCGCGCGTTCCTTGCCGCCGTCCTCGGCATCAAATAGGAGGTAACGACATGATTAACGAAGCGACCATCCAGGCGCAGTTCAAGCAGGCCACCGTGAAGGGAAGCGTGGCGACCCTGCAATTCGAGATCCTGACCGACAACGCCGACGCCTTCCGCATCATCAAGCAGAGCGGCAAGACGGTTTTGCTCACCGTGGCCGAGCAGCAGCAGGCCATGGACTTCGACGACGAGACGGGCGAGATCTATGGCTAAGGAAACCGAACCGCAGCAGGTCGAGGCCGAGGTCATCGAGGCCGAGGCCACCACGCTTGAGGTCACGTACACCGAAGCCACCATCGCTTCGAACATGGACGCGTTGGAGGCCCACGTGAAGAAGGTCGTCGCCGACTACAAAGGCGCCACCTACGACCTCACGAGCGCCCAGGCCATCAAGGAGGCCAAGCACGACCGCAGCTACCTCAACGGCATCAAGAAGGAGATCGACGAACGCCGCAAGGCCGTGAAGCGCGAGTACAACAAGCCGCTCGACGCATTCGAGAGGCGCTGCAAGCAGATCACGGCCATCATCGACGAATCAACCGACGCCATCAAGGCGCAGCTCGACGAGGCCGAGCAGACGCGCAAGGACGCGCTCTACTCACGCCTACAGCAGCACTACGAGGAGTTCGCGGGGCTGCTCGCGCCGGTCGTCCCCTACGAGCGCCTGCATGAGCCGCAGTGGCTCAACAAGACCTTCGGCGAGATCAAGGCGCAGCAGGCGCTTGAGGCAAAGGTGTCCGACGTGGCCCGCGACTGGGAAACGCTCAAGGCCCAGCAGGAGGCGATGCCGCACTACGCCGACGCGGAGCGCGAATTCTTCCGCACGCTCGACCTCGGAGCCGCCTTGAACGCGGCGCGTTTGGCCGACGAGGAAGACCAGCGCATCGCCGAGCTGAAGGCGGCCATGGCGCCAGAGCCCGAACCGGAACCGATGCCGGAACCAGAGCCTGAGCCGGTCGAGGTCCCCGAGCCTGAGCCGATGCCCGCGCCAGCGCCAATGCCCGCCCCCATGCCGGCACCCATGCCAGCACCGGTCGCGGAGCCTTTGGAGGCGTGGACGGTCGAGGTGCCGAGCGCCACGCGATCGCAGATGCAGGCGCTCGCATCCGTACTCAAGGCGCAGGGAATCACCGGAAGCATCCGCCGGGGCACGCCAGCCCAGGTGGCGGCGAGGATGGAGTAGACGATGGCAGAAGACAAGCACATGACGCTGGCCGAGGCCGTGGCCCAGGTGCAGCGATCCGTAGTTGTGCCTAAAGCACGCTACAACGCCCACGGCAACTTCTACTACCGCTCGATGGAGGACATCGTGGCGGCGCTCAAGGAGCCGTGCAAGGAGGCGGGCATAGCCTTCACGCTCAACGACAGCATCGTGCAGATCGGCGAGCGCTACTACGTCGAGGCCACGTGCCGCCTGTTCTTCGAGGACGGCCACGGCGATCCCATGGACGTGACGGCCTACGCCCGAGAGCCTTTGAGCCAGAAGGGCATGAACGAGGCGCAGGTCACTGGCAGCGCATCCAGCTACGCGCGAAAGTACGCGCTCTGCGGCGCGTTCGACATCGACGGCACCTCAGACCCCGACACGCTCATGGGAACCGAGAAGCCAGCCGAGAAGGAGCCGCCCGAGTTCGGCCAGTTCATCGCCAAGTGCAAGAGCTGCGGCACCTCCTACCAGTTCGAGAGCCGCCAGCAGTACGAGCAGTTCAAGGCGAACCCCGGGTGCTGCCCGTCTCCCGCATGGCAGGTCGTGTAGGCCATGCAAGACCTCTACGCCGAGCGCATGCAGCTCTTCGACAGGCTCATGGACGAGCTTCAGGCGCTGCGCAACAGCGGAAGCCAGTACGCCGAGAACGAGGCCGAGTACCGCAAGGCGCTGCGCATCGCGATCCTTGAGGAGCGATCCAAGGGAACGCCAGTGACGGTGATAAGCGACCTCTGCCGAGGACGTGAGGACATAGCCGAGCTGAAGCAGCGCAGAGACTGCGCCGAAGCGCTCTACAAGGCGAGCCAAGAGGCGATAAACGTGTACAAGCTCAAGATCCGAACCGTCGACGAGGACATAAAGCGCACCTGGTCCAACGGGACGGGCGAAGGGAGTTACTAAATGTCGATCAACCGAGTGAACATCAGCGGAAACTTGACCCGCGACCCCGAGCTGCGGGCTACCCAGGGCGGCATGCAGGTTCTGGGCTTCGGCGTGGCGGTGAACGACCGCCGCCGCAACCAGCAAACCGGCGAGTGGGAGGACTACCCGAACTTCGTGGACTGCACGATGTTCGGCAACCGCGCCGAGAGCATGGGCCGCATCCTGCACAAGGGCATGAAGGTGGCCATCGAGGGCAAGCTGCGCTATTCGAGCTGGGACAAGGACGGCCAGCGCCGATCCAAGCTTGAGGTGATCGTGGACGAGATCGAGCTCATGAGCCAGAAGCAGGGCCAGCAAGCGCCGCAGGGATACCAGCAGCAGTACGCGCCGCAGCCCGCCCCGCAGGCGGCGCCGCAGCAGTGGAACGCGCAGCAGGCCTACCAGCAAGCCCCAACGGCACCGCAGGGCTACCAGCAGGCGCCCGCACAGTACGCGCCGCAGCCCGCCCCGCAGGCGGCGCCGCAGCAAGCGCCCATGCCGCCCGCCCAGGAAAGCCTGTACGACGGCGACATCCCGTTTTAGGGGCGATGGCGGCATGCAGGTACTGGACTCGCTCATAGACGGGCCGCTTAGGCTGCGCAACCGCAGGGAGGGCGACGAGCTTATCGGCATGATCGTCCGGTACCTGCGAACTGGCGAGCAGCCCGAGCCTCGGACGGACGCCCAAGAGGCCGTGCTGTTCGCCGTGCAGCCAGTCATGGAGACCTCGCGCAAGCGCATCGTGGCGGGAGGATCGGGCGGCAAAGCGGCAAGCAAACCCGAGAGCAAACGGGCAAGCGAAACGGGAAGCAAACCGCCAAGCAAAAGCGGAAGCAAAACGCAGAGCAAAGCGGCAAGCAACGATGCAAGCAAACCCGAGAGCAAACGGGCAAGCGAAGGGGAAGAGGAAGAGGAGTCAGGAAAAGGGATTAAGGAAAGAGGGAAAGCGGCGCGTTTCCGCGCCCCCTCTCCCGCCGAGGTCGCCGAATACGCCCAGCAGTTCGCTGCGGACAAGGGCCTCGACCTCACCGCCCTCGACTTCGACCCCGAGCGCTTCGTCGACTTCTACGCCCAAAAGGGCTGGATGATCGGGCGATCGCACATGAAGGACTGGAAGGCCACGGTGCGCAACTGGGTGCGCACCTCGAAGCCAAAAAACGGCATGGCAAAGGAGGTGCCAGACGATGGATTTTCGGCCTACGACTGAGTGCCCGCACTGCGGCGCGACCCTCAAGGCCCGCACCGCGCGGCTCGCTGGGCGGACGCTGTTCTGCGGCTACGAGCAGTGCGGCTGCGCAGGCGCCGAGGCCGAGCGCGAGAAGGAGCGCCAGGTCGAGGCCGAGGCGGCTCGCAAGGCTGCGCTCGACAGAGCCATGCACGACTGGAAGCGGGCGGGCGTGCCCGAACGCTACGTGAGCCTCGACCACCCGTTGGCGGCCGAGATCGCCGAGTGCATGAAGCGCGGCCAGTGGGTGTATCTCTGGGGAGACGTCGGAACTCACAAGACCACCTGCGCCGCGGCCGTGGCAAAGCGCCTGGCCGGAGGCAAGCGGTCGGTGCTCATGGCCCCGATGTACCGCATCCTCGACGAGATCCAGAGCAGCTTCCACGACGGCGGCGACCCGCTCAAGCGCTACGCCGAGGTGCGCTACCTGATCGTGGACGACCTGGGCAAGCGCAGGCCGACGGGTTTCGTTTTGGACAGCCTGTTCAGCCTGATCGACCAGCGCTACTCCGCGATGCTGCCCACGCTGGTGACAACGCAGTACAAGCCAAGCGACCTCGTGCGCAGGCTTGCCGAGCAGGGAGACCCTGACACCGCGAAGGCAATAGTGTCGCGGCTGAGGGGCGGCGCGAGGGTCGAGCACTTCGATGGCCCGGACGGGAGGCTGCAATGATCCTCGATGCGGGGGTGCTTCGCGGCTACCCCAAAGAGCGAGCCGAGCTTTACGGCAAGCCCCACCTGGGGGCGCACTACACCCACGGAAAGGCCTACGAGGCGCTTTCGCCCCGATGCTGCGTCTGCGGCAGGCGTGCCGGAAGCGTGCACCACGTGGCGCACCGGTCTTGGGGCGAGACGTTCCGCCTGGTCACGCCGTGCGGCACCTGGGACTTGCGAAGCCCGCTGTTCTGCCTCTGCGGCAGCGGCACCACCGGATGCCACGACAAGTTCCACGGCGGGGCGCGGCTCAAGGCCGAGTGGCGCTGGCGGCATCCGGTCTACGAGGAGGCCTGGTGGACGGGCCAGCTGTTGCAGGTCTACGAGCCGCACGACCCCGGCCTCTACGAATACGGATATTGGCTGATCACAGACCGTGACGGCAACGAGATGATACGAGAAGGGATATGACCCATGGAAATCAAGACATGCGAGCAGTACGTGCTCGACCAGCTGGAGCAGGCGCGGGCTGAGCGCGATTGGCTGCGCGAAAAGCTTGAGCAGGCGCAGGACGAGGCAGAGGAGCTGCGCGGCAAGCTCATGGAGCGCGGCGAGCACGATGCCTCGAAGGTCGAGCAGGCCATCCGCAAGGAAGGCCGCCGTAAGCTCTACCGCGACGGCAGCGGCTACCGCACGAGCGTGGAAGACGGCGGCAAGCTTATTCCGTTCTCTGACTGGTGCATCGAGCACGTCGGCTACTCAAGCCTGCGCTGCGGCATGACCAAGAGCGAGTTCATCGCCTACTTCGAGCCTGAGTTCCGAGAGGAGTACGACGAGCTGGTCAACGAGTGGAAGGCGGGCCAGGAATGATACGCATCTATGAGCGCTCGCTTTGCCAGAGCTACGCCAGCGCCTACAGGGCGGGCATCAAGATCGGCGAGGCCGAGACGCGCGAGGACGCGCTGAAGCAGGTCGAGGCCATGACCGAGGACAGCTACCAGTGCTTCGCCGTCGACGATGACGGTACGTGCATCGACCTGACGGGCACGTTCCCCGGATGCCTCGCGGGGGTGGTGAAATGAGCTGCGAGTACTGCGAGGAAGAGCGGAACCTGTTCGCAAGCGCCGAAGGCCGCGCGTGCGACATCGACGAGGTTGCGGTCGGGCGCTTGTGCTTCTTGAGCAAAGACAAGCAGCCCAAGGAGTCGTATGCGATCGTCGTTACGTTTGACAACAGCGACTATTGCTACACGAAGGACATCAACTACTGCCCGATGTGCGGCGCGAAACTGGGCGGCGATGCGAATGGCGCGTAACGCATACGGCGGCTACTGCCGAGAGTGCGGCAGGTGGACTCCGCCGGGATTCGGCCACTTCGAGCGCCGAGGCCGCAGGTGGCTCGTCCACTGCGTCGAGTGCGCGAGCGGGCGCAAGCTCCCTCCCGAGGGCGACGTCGCCGCCCAGGATATGCAGCGGCACGTCGAGAACATGAAACGCGACGGGCGCTACGGAAAGAGAGGCTACCGATGAAGCTCAAAAACCCGATCAGGGAGATTAGGAAGGCCATGACACCGCCATGCACCCAATGCGTGCACTCGCGCTTCAAGGCCTTTAATAGCGTGACTATCTTGTGCAAGTGCGGTGCATACCTCGACCACGTGGAGCGCACGTGCTGCGAGCGCTACGACAATTTCGTTGCAAGAGACGTGCGCGGGACCAGGTGGTGTCGATTCGAGCAGAAACCGCCGAAGGCCGAGGACGGTGACGAGTCATGAAGGCCATCGAGGCGCCGAAAACTATCGAGCCGTGGCGCATCATCTGCGCGGCCCAAAGCGAGCCTGATTACAGCGAAGAGCGCTACATGCTGATCTATGCCGGCGATAGAAGCGACGACTATTACGACAAAGGCTACATCTTGCTTGAGGGCTGGCACTGCTCCTGCTACGACTGGCCAGAAGTCGATTGGGACGCCACCCATTACGAGGAAGACGAGCTGCTTAAGATCGCCGACATGCGCAAGCGCAACCCGTCGGACAATGCCGAGCGCCGCTTCTTCATGCTCGTCGAGCAGGCATTGGGGGCGCACCGATGAAGTACGTCTCGCTTTTCAGCGGCATAGAGGCCGCTACCGTGGCGTGGGAATCGCTCGGATGGGAGCCGGTGTGCTTCGCGGAGTTCGACGAGTTCCCAAGCGCCGTTTTGGCCGCGCGGTACCCCGAGGTGCCGAACGTCGGCGACGTTACCAAGATGAACTGGAAGAAGTACCGCAACAAGGTGGATTTGGTGGTCGGCGGAAGCCCGTGCCAGTCATTCTCGATCGCGGGCAAACGGGAGGGGTTGCAAGGTGAGTCAGGACTCATGTTCGAGTACATTCGGGCGGTACGTGAGATACGTCCTCGATGGTTTCTATGGGAAAACGTCCCGGGAGCGCTCTCAAGCGAGGATGGGGAGGCTTTCCGACAGCTCCTGTCCGAAATGGACAAGCTCGGGTACGGTCTGGCGTGGCGCGTACTCGATGCGCAGTTCTTCGGAGTGGCCCAAAGACGCCGCCGTCTCTTTCTTGTCGGACATCTTGGAGCCTGCCCCCCCATCGGCGTACTCGTTGAGCCGGAGAGCATGCGAGGGGATCTTGAATCGAGCGCGGAAAAGAGGGCGAGCCTTGCCGAAGAGGCTGGAAGAAGCCCTCGTAGCGCAGGCTTCAAGTATCACCAGGGAGCAGGCGCGGGAACAGTAGGCGCGGAACCCGAACAGTCCCCCACGTTGACAGCCGATTGGCACAACCCCGCCGTGTACCCCATCGACGAGCCGATAACGATGGCCGACCTCAACGCCAACACGGCAATCGGATACGACATGGTCGGCACGCTCAAGGTGGGCGGCGACGCGCCGTCGGTGTGCCTGTGAGCGCCTGCACGCTGCTCGTCCGCTGCGGATGCGCGGGCGGCGGCAAGGGCGCTCTGGTGAGCGATGAAGTCTCGCTCACGCTTTCCACCAGCAACACGCAAACGCTTTTCAGCGAGGAAGGAGGCGACATGGTTGTTCGAAGGCTCACGCCGCGCGAGTGCGAGCGGCTGCAAGGCTTTCCCAGTGATTGGACGAAGATACCCTATCGCGGCAAGCCGGCCGACGAGTGCCCGGACGGGCCGCGCTACAAGGCGGTCGGCAACAGCATGGCCGTTCCCGTGATGCGATGGATCGGCGAGAGGATCGCCATGGCCGAGGCGGGTGAGATCTCGTGAGCTGCGACCCGTATGAATGGACGTGCGCCCGATGCGGCGGAACGTACCTCAATCCGTTTTTCACGTGCTACCCGCGCGAATTTTGGAAGGACAACAAGAAGCGCGTCGGCGAGGTCTGCGAAAAGTGCCGCGACGAAATCGACTATAGCAACGTGCGAGAGGAGCAGAAATGAAGAAGGCGATGATCGTCCAGCCCATGAACGGGCTTGGCGAGAAGCAGATCGAAGAGGAACGAGCCAAGGCCGTTGCGGACCTTGAGAAGCGCGGCTACGAGGTCGTTAACACGTACTTCAAGGACGGCCTCACGGTTCCGCCCAAGGTGGTGAACGTGCCGCTGTACTACATGAGCCAGAGCCTCGCGAAGATGGCCGAATGCGACGCCGTGTACCTGTGCGAGGGCTGGGAGAACGCCCGTGGCTGCAAGGTCGAGCGTGCCGCAGCCGTGGCCTACGACCTTGAGATCATCGGGTACGACCTCCCGTGTCGCGGTGATGCCTCATGAGCATGGCAGACTGCGAACCTCATAGCGGCTGGAACCTGCCGCCAGGCTGCTTCGAGGGAGACCCGAACGCGCCGTGGAACCGGGAGGAGCCTGAGCCGTGCTGCGAGTGCAGGTGGTTCAATCCCGCCGACGGAGACGACGGCGTGTGCGTCCTTGAACTTGAGGCCGCGATCGCCAACGAGGAGCTTACGGGCAAGAGCATGGCAGACACGGCTAACAAGGCCGTGGACTGGGCGCTCGATTATCTGAGGGACGGGGGCGAGATAGCTTGCGAGCACTTCAAGCCCTAGCCGCGCTTGCCGTGGCGCTGCTGCTGGCGGTGCTGTCCATTGAGCTTTACGCGATCCGCATGCTGGCGGCGGGGCTGGTGCTTCTGGCCCTGCTCGCCTGCTGGTAGGAGGTGGCGGATTGACTAACTTGGAGCGGTACTTCGGCACGCCCGAGGCCGCTATACGCATGGAGGTGCGCATGATGCGCGACGGGCGGCGGTTCAAAATCTCGTTGAGCGAGTGCAACCCCTTCACCACGTGCGCGTTCGAATCGCGCTGGGTGCGGGACTTCGCATCGTGGGGCGAGTACCAGAACTGGCTCAACGCCGAATACGACGACGGGACCATCAAATGGGAGGATGAATGAGTCGCCCGGGATGCAACTGGGGATGTCTGCTCGTTATAGCGGCATCCCTGCTTATCGACGGATTAACGCTGTGGGCGGCGGTATCGCTGGCCTGCATGATCATTGGAGGATAGATGTTTGACGATACCTACCAGAACACGGTGGAGCTTGGCAGCGTGGCCGTGTTCGACAACGTGGAATGCAGCAAGGCCCAGGCCATGAAGGTCTTGGAAGAGGCTGCGGAGGCCTTCGGCGCTTGGCAGAAGCTCGATAAAGACACCTTTAGCGATCCCAGCGACCTCATCGCCGAGCTTTGCGACGTGATCCAGGCATGCTGCAACATGGCGGCTGCGACTGGGTGCGACGACCTGCGCCTTGCCCTGTGGGATTGCGAGGATCGCAATCGCAAGCGCGGGCGCATAACCGGCATGGTCGATCGGGTGAACCAGTACACGCGCGAGAAGTGCAAGCGTTTCGTTTTCGTGCCCATCGAGGTGGGCCAGAAGTTCAGCGACTCGTGGGAGGCGATCGAGCACGATAGCAAGATGTCGCCGATTGGGTACTGCGAGCAGGTTATCGGTCAGGATATGGCAAACGTTCATCGCGTCTCCGCCGAGATCATGATGTGCGAGCATCTGGTAAAGAGGTGCAAGGCAATGGGAGGTGTTGAATAGTGACGCGCGCCCAGAAGGTCATAACCTGGATCGTGCTAGTAGGCTCCATATGCGCCTGTCTGCTGCTGTTCGTCGGCCTCGTGTCGCTGCTGCTTAGGTGGGTCATGTCTATATGGGGGCTTTGCTAGCCACAACAAAAGGCCTTGGGGCTTATCCCCGGGGCCTTTCTGCTATCGCCTTTGTGTGATCCCCTCGGCTATGGGCTTCTCTGCCTCTATGAATCGCTCTAGATCTTCTCGGGCTTCTTTCAAGATCTTCAAGATCTCGGCCCACTGTTTCGGCTCTTGCCTTTCCATCGCTAGCCCTCCTCGTCGATCTTCGCAGTTCCCGGCACAACCTCGCACCATCCGGTGTAGCCGTGCCTCCTGCGCCATGTGGTAATGGCGTCCTCCTCGTTGGCCTTGCTCCCTGCCCTATGGGTTGAGTAGTAGCTGTGCTCCCTCTCATAGGTGCCACCGTAGCCCCCGCCGAAGCCGCCGCCGTGCCTTATGATGCAGGTGTATCTCCTTGAGTTGCGCATCGCGCCCTCCTTAGTCGTAGATGTCGAAGATGCTCGGCTCGCCGTCCCATAGGTAGAGGTTTTCGCCCCCGAGAATGAGAATCGGCATGTTCTTCGCCGCGCTGTAGTCGTGGATCTTGAGGCGCTTCCCCTCGGCGCTGGCCTTCCTGCCCATGATCGGGTCGTCGTCGATGAACTCGCCAGGTACCGGCATGTACTCCCTTTCCCATCCCCAGGGGTCTGCGTGGCCCACGAACTCGGCCCTTATGGGCTTGATCGTGGCTGTTTTCGCTGTGGCCCTGGTCACCTGGTAGAAAAGGCCTTCCCTTGTGAATATGTCGCCCTGCTTGACCATGGTTTAATGCCTCCCTATGTGATCGTGCCTCGTGGTTTAATGCCTCGTTTTGTGATCGGGGCAAGGCCTCAAGCCCTGCCCCTGTGCTCACCTGCTAGGCTGTGAGAAGCCCTGCCCTCGGTGCATCCATGCGGCGGCTGCGCACCGCGTCGCGCCCCGCTGCCTGGCCCCTGCTGATGCTGTCCCTGTTTGTGGCCCTCGGGCCTCGCCTCGTGGATCGGCCAAGGTCTAGGCCCTCGAAGTAGTCGCTCACCTCGGACGGGCAGACGATCATCAGCTCGAAGCTCTGCTTCTCAAGCTCGGTTTTCACGCCGTCCACGAACCCCACGATGAAGTTCGAGTAGGCGTTGGGGTCGGTATAGGCGAAGTCCTCGTACTCGTGCGCCAGCTTGTCGCCCACCTCAAGCAGGTTCTGGTAGACGATCTCAGCCGCCTCGCCGTCGGCCTTCCATCCGACGAACACGTACTCGTACTTGCGGTCGGTCACCCTGCGCTGGTACACCCTGCACCGGAAGTTGTCGGCGATCACCGATGCGAGGCTCGGCGCCCATGCTTTCGCGGTTCGCGCCGTGGCGGTCTCGGTCACCTGCTTCACCTCGTCGGCAAGCTCCCATTCCTCCACGTCGTTGTCCGCGATCAGGCGCTGGGCCTTGAGGGCGAACTGGATCGCCTCGGCCTCGTTGCAGCCGTTCTCCACGCTGTGCTCGCGAAGCTTCTTGATCTTCTCGATGATCTTCTGCCTGTCCATGTCTGCCTCCCATCGGGGAGGGGCCGCAGCCCCTCCCGGTCGTGTTTCGTTACTTCTCCCAGAGGTAGCCGAACTGATCGGCTATCCTCGGGATTTCGGTTACCTTCGCCGGCTTGAAATAGGCGTCGCGCTCGAAGAAGTTCATCCCGTACTTTCGGTTGATCTCCTCAAGCTCTGCCAGGTTGAAGTAGCCCATCTCCGGGAATGCCCCGAAGACGAACCCGAACATGTCCCCGCTCTCCTCGTCGTACTCGGTGGCGTAGAAGTCCCAGCCGTTGAGGCAGCTGAACCAGTGGCCGTATACCACGGTCTCGGACTTCTTTCCGTCCTGCGAGTAGAGGGGCGGGAGCTTGCTCTGTAGTTCTTTGGTCATGAGCTTTTGCATGGTATGATCTCCTGTGTGTGTTGGTTGAGGCCCCTTTTCGGGGCCTCTCCTTTAGGCTGCTTGCTCTGCCGGTCTGATGGGGTTGATCTCGCCGATGTTCCAATCGACGTTCTTGGCGTTTTGCCACTTGCCCTGATCGTCCAGGTAGTAGAAGCCGTGCTTCCCGAAGTACTTCCGCACTTTCAGGCTTCCTGCCTCCATGCCGTCGGCTATGACCTGCTTTCGAAGATCCCTTACCATGTAGATAATGGCCTCTTCGTCGCTGTTGGTCTTGAATGCCTCGGTAATCTGGGCCAGCCAGTTATCACAAGCCCTCATGATTTCCACCTGCTCGTAATCGGCTCGGGGGATCTCGTTTATCGGCCTGTGCTTCATGGCCTCCACTGTGTACCTTCCAAGGTCTGGGTAGGCCATGTACTCGTTAACAAGCTTCAGAGCTGTTGCAAGCTCTAGGCCATCCTTTCGGCCCTGTGGGCCTTTCCTGAAGTAGCCTCGTGCTCTCATGCCCTCGACAATTGCCAAAATCGTGTGGTTGCTTACCAGCTGACCACTCACCATCAGATCCAAGCTCTCTTGCTCTGCCATCTGCTTACCTCTCTTCTGTTTTGTAGGTGCCTGTCGGCTTCCTGGTGGCCTCTGTGGCCCCTGCTGACACTTGATAGTATGGCACAATAGCTACTGTGCTAGTATGAGAATTGCACAATAGATACTGGGCTACACAATATGCACACAATAATAAATGGGCTAGCACTTTAGCTACTGTGCTAGAATCAAGTGCAACAGTGATCAGATCTGAAGGGAGGGTGAATGACACCAACAGAGGCGCTTAGGGAAATGCTCGACCGGTCGGGCATGAGCATGTATGCGCTTTCCAAGGCGATGGGCAAGAGCCGCAACTATATCGGGAACACGCTCAAGCAAGGCTCCGACCTCGGGGCGTCCGGTCTCGCGGAGATGGCTTCTCACATGGGCTTTAAGCTCGTGCTCGACGGCTCGGGAGAGCCGATAGAGATAACCGAGAGGAGTGACGATGCCGACGATAATCAAGGGTCAGCCGACAAGCGCCGAAGTTAGGCGCAAGCTCAAGGAGGAAGAGCGGCCCGTCGTGCTGTCCTGCTCGCTTGGCAAGGACTCGTTGGCCGCATGGATCGCGCTTGAGGACGAGGGTATCGAGGTAGTGCCCATCTACTACTGGTCTATCCCCGGCCTTCCGATGGTCGAGCACAACGTGGAGACGATCGAGGGCGTTTTCGGAGTGAAGATCCACCAGTACCCGCACCCCAGGTGGTCGAGGACGCTCAACAACTGCGTGTTCCAAAGCCCCGAGCACTGCGACGTGATCGAGGCGGCGAACATGCCCGTGTTCGGATACGACGACATGCGCCCGTTCATCCTGGAAGACCTCGGCCTGCCGGATGACACGTGGTTCTGCGACGGCGTTCGCGCCTGCGACAACCCCTACCGCCGCGCGAGCCTTACTAAGCACGGCCTCATGAAGCTCACCACGCGCAAGGCGTCGGTGGTGGCCGATTGGACTAAATCGGAGGTCATGGCGGCGATCGAGAGGCGCGGCATCGGCCTGCCGCCAGACTACGAGCTGTTCGGGCGAAGCTTCGACGGCCTGGACATGCGCTTCATGAAGCCCCTGCGCGAGAAGCGCCCGAAGGACTTCGACGTGGTCAAGCAGTGGTACCCGTTCATCGAGGCCGACGAGAAGAGGTGGGCGCACTATGGGCTTTAAGTTCGAGAGGCCGCAGAAGGCCAGAGCCGAGAAGAAGGCGGCCGAGGCGGCGCAGCTCACCGACCACCAGAAGGAGTACCGAGACCGCGAGAAGCGCGAGGAGAAGCGCTTCCAGATGGCGGTCGATTCCGGTTTCTGGATCTGCTTCTGCTTCCACGACCAGGCCGATAGGGACAAGTTTGCCAGCCTGGTAAAGGCCGATGAAGACGGCTGGACTTACGGCGACGTCATCCGCCCCGCGTTCACCGAGCGCATCGGCTTGCAGAACAAGAGGCAGTTCAAGCCGAAGGAGCAGAAGGGCACACCGGTGCCGAACCCGCTTGCCGGCATCGAGCCTACGGGAGACCTCGAAGCGGACAGCTTCGCGGAGGCGAACGCCATCCTCAAGGCGTTCCAGGCGATCGAGGTGAAGCCCTATTACGAGAACATATGGAGCAGCGCCTACCACGTGGTGTGCGTGTTCCGCGATTCCGACGATCTGGAGAGCTTCATCAGGGAGTACGCGCTGGCGAAGTACGGCGACCTGTACATGGACGGCTCGAAGATCCTTGAGGCCATGGGCTAATAGGCCAATCTCACGCGCATAGGAAAATCTAAGGCGACCTACGGGTCGCCTTTTTTGTTCCCGAAAACGAGAGGAGGCAGGCATGTTCGGTCGCATCCGTGCCGCAGCAGGCAACATCGCCAACCGAGTCCGCTCTGCGTTCAGCCGCAGCCGTGGCAGCTCTTCTGGCCGCTCCTCCTACTAGAGGGGGCACCCGGGCGCAGCGCCAGCCGTTGCGCCCTTTCCATCTGAAAACGACAACCGATAGAGAGGAGCTGAAATGGCCGCGAAGAAGGAAAAGCCGACGCTGCCCGAGGACACCGACTGGCCCAAGGAGACCGTGACGTGGTTCGAGGCGTGGCGATCAAACCGTTGCAGCGACCATTGGGACGACCGCCAGTGGCAGTACGTCATGGACACGGCCATCGTCCATGCCCTCGTCTACGGCTCAAACGACTTCGGGGCATTGGCCGAGCTTCACAAGCGCCTGGCCTTCATGGGCCTCACGTTCGAGGACTGATCGCCGTGAACGACCAGAACCTCATCAAGCCCAAGAGGGACCAGACAGCAGAGCAGCGCAAGGCGGCTGCGTCTAAGGCAGGCAAGGCGGCGGCGAAGAAGCGCCGCGAGAAGAAGCAGATGCAGGAGATCGCCAAGATCGTGCTGCACATGCCGTTCGAGGGAACGGACGCGCAGCTCGACGACTTGGAGGGCCTGAGCTTCGAGGACTACCCAGACCGCAAGCTCACGGTTTCCGAGATCTCGATCCTCAAGGTTGCCAAGAAGGCGATGCGCGGCGACATAGCCGCCATCCAGTTCCTGCGCGACACCGCAGGCGAGAAGCCCGTGGAGCAGATCGAGGTGTCCGCCGACATCGGGGCCGCTTGCGACGAGATCGGCAAGCTCATTGAGGCGAAGCGCGATGCCGACAAGGGCTGACCTCATCGACCTGGTGTATGACTGCCCCGTAGACATAGCCGTGTGCCTCGGGTTCGACAAGCTGACGTCTCTGCACAACGAGTGGATCAAGGATATGGTGTTCGGCACCGACGACGAGACGATTCAGGCGCACCGCGGCAGTTTCAAGACCACGTGCCTGGGAATCTCGTTCGCGTTCATCATCGTGCTGTTCCCCGGCATGCGAACCATATTCCTGCGCAAGACCGACGACGACGTTGCGGAAGTCATGGCGGCAACGGCCAACGTGCTGCGAACCGACTACTTCCGAGGCCTCGTGCGCATGCTCTACGGCGTGGAGCTTGAGCTCACGAGGGCCACGCAGTCGTCTGTATCCACCAACCTCAAGCAGGGCGTGTCGGGCGCTCCGCAGCTTCTGGGCTTAGGTTGCGGCGGCTCGCTGACCGGCAAGCACGCGGACCGCGTGTTCACAGACGACATCGTGAACGTGAAGGATCGCGTGTCGGCGGCGGAGCGCGAGCGCATCAAGCTGATCTACCAGGAGTTGCAGAACATCCGAAACCGTGGCGGGCGCATCTTCAACACGGGCACGCCGTGGCACAAGGACGACGCGTTCCAGCTGATGCCGAACATCCGCCGCTGGGACTGCTGGCAGACGGGCCTCATGAGCCGCGAGGAGATCGAGCAGGTGCGGGCGAGCATGTCGCCGTCGCTGTTCGCCGCCAACTACGAGCTGAAGCACATCGCCGACGAGGACGCCATGTTCACCAACGCCAAGTTCTTCAAGGAGCCTGAGCTTCTGCGAGACGGCATAGGCCACATCGACGCGAGCTACGGGGGCGCGGACTTCACGGCCTTCACGGCCATATGCAACAGGGGCGGCATCTGGTACTGCCTCATCCGCATGTGGCACAAGCACGTGGACGACTGCCTGGACGAGATCATCGGGATTTGCAAGGCGCTGCGCATAGGCTCGATCCACTGCGAGATGAACGCCGACAAGGGCTACCTGCGCAAGGGCATCCTAAAGCGCGGCAGGCCGTGCGTGGGATACCAGGAGAAGGAGAACAAGTACCTGAAGATCAGCACGCACCTGCGCAGCGAGTGGGCGAACGTGCGGTTCCTTGACTGCGACGAGTACCCGCTTGACGCAGAGGCGCTGAACCAGGTGCTCGACTACAACGAGAACGCCGCGCACGACGACATGCCCGACTCCCTGGCGTCCGCGATCAGGCAATGGGAGAACCGACCCGGCATAAAGACCTTCAAGGGAGGTATCTGATTTGAGTCACGAGTTCCATTCTTTCTACTACGACCAGATGCAGCGAGAGCCGTCCACCGATGACTTCCGCCTGCCCGCTGGAACGGAGATGACCGAGGAGCTGCTTCAGCGCCTGGTTGACGAGTTCGAGCAAGACCACAAGCCGCGCTACGAGTACCTGGACAAGGTGTACGACACGCACTACGCGATCTTCGACCGATCATGGCGCAAGAAGCCCGGCTACAAGCCGAACAACCGCCTGTCTGCCGACTTCTGCTACACCATCACGGACACGTTCGAGGGCTACTACATCGGCGTGCCCATGACGCTTTCGGTCAAGGGCGAAGACGATGGGCGCAAGAAGGCCGTGGAGGCGTTCATCGCCGACTATACGGCGAGAAACTTCCAGGAGGACGTGGACGCTGAATTGTCGGAGATGGCGTCGAAGTTCGGCCATGCCTACGAGATGCTGTACCAAGACGAAGAGGGCCTGCCGCGATCAATTGTGGTGTCGCCGCTCACGTCGTTCATGGTCTACGACGATTCCGTGCTGAAGCGCCCGATGTTCTTCGTCCGCTGGTTCTACGGCGACGACGGCGCTATCAAGGGCAGCTATTCCGATGCCCACGAGGTCGTGCCGTTCAGGCGCGGCGATGCCGGCTTGGAGTTCGGCGAGGCCGAGGGCCACAGCTTCGGCAGCGTGCCAGCCGTCGACTTCCGCCAGAACACCAAGGGGCGCGGCCTCTACGAGGGCGTGCTTTCCATGGTCGAGCAGTACAACGCGGTGCTCTCCGAGAAGGCGAACGACGTGGAGTACTTCAGCGACTGCTACCTCGTTGTCAAGGGTAAAGAGCTTACCGAGGACGAGCTGGTGAACATCCGCGAGAACAAGGTGATCAACCTCTTCGGCGAGTCCTTGGAGGGCCTTGACGTGGTGTTCCTGGCGAAGCCCAACGCCGACTCCGTGCAGGAGAACCTTATCAACCGCCTTGAGCAGTTGATCTTCAAGATGGCGATGGTGCCCGACATCACTTCCGACAGCTTCGTCACCGCCTCCGGCATAGCGCTCAAGATGCGCATGATGCCCATGAGCAACCTCGCCCGCAAGAAAGACCGCAAGTTCAAGCGCGGCGTGCAGGAGCGCCTGAAGCTCCTAGCCGCCTATCCGTTGAGCCAGGGCTTCAGCGGCGACGATTGGCAGATGGTCGATGTGACCATGCACCGCAATATGCCCGACGACTTGCAGAGCGAGGCATCGGTTGCCGGGCAGCTCTCGGGCATCGTGTCCGAGGAAACGCAGCTTTCCGTGCTCTCCTGTGTGAGCGATCCCAAAGCCGAGATGCAGCGCAAGCGCGACGAGCAGGAGGAGAAGGCCAACGCGGTGAGCGATGGCTATCCAACCAACCGAACGATCGAGACCAACCAAGAGGAAGGAACCAACGATGAAGGTAGCGACCTATAGCCGAGGCAAGCAGCTTGCCATCCGCGAGGAGCCGGGCGGCGAGATCATCGGCACCATGGGAAACATGACGGCGGCGCGGGTGGAGTCCGTCGCCGATGGCTGGGTAGAGCTGACGATGGGCGGATACGTGCGCGAAGACCTCGTGAGCGTCTACGGCCTAGTCGATATGACCACCTACAGCATCAAGCAGCCCGAGACAGCGCCAAAGGAACCGCAGCAGGAAACGGATGCCGCCACGCCTGCCGAGCAGCCAGGCGAAACCGAAGCCAAGGAGCAGCCGGCAGAGGACAGCGGCGAGCTTGGCAGCATGAAGCTCAACGACCTGCGCGAGCTTGCCCGCAACAGCGGCGTGAAGATCCCGAAGAACGCCACCAAGGACAAGATCATCGAGCTGTTGCTTTCCAATGAGTAAGCCGAGCGACGAATACTGGCGCGAGAGGCGCGACGAGTTCTTGCAGCAGCTGACCAAGGACGAGGCCGACCTATCAAAGCGGCTTTCCAAGGTCTACGCATCCGAGGCGGCGAAGCTCGACCGCATGATAGCGGCCTACTACGCCAAGTACGGCGAGGACAAGGTGATCGAGTACCGCCGCCTGCTGCAATCCATCAGCGCGGAAGACCGCACGCTGCTCATGGAGCGCATGGACGAGTTCACCAAGAAGTATCCGCAGTACGCCGACCTCATGCCTGTGCGCGAGAGTATCTACCGCCTGAATGAGCTTGAGGCTATCCAGATGCAGATACGCTTGCAGCAGCTTGAGATCGGCGCGATCGAGCAGGAGGAGTTCCGCAGGCACTTCGAGGAGCAGGCGCGGCGTGCCGCAAACATCGCCGCCGAGGAGCTGGGATTCGGCAAGGAGTTCTACCGCTACGACTCCGAGGTCGTGCGTGCGACGGTCGGAGCTGCCTGGGCGGCGGGCAGCGACTTCTCGACCAACATCTGGGCGAACCGCGAGAAGCTGGCGAGCTATCTCAACGATGACTTCTCAAAGCTGATCGCACGCGGCGTCTCGTACGACGAGATTTCGCGCGAGCTTCGCCAGAGGCTCAACCACAGCGGCGCGAAGACCGCCATGCGCCTTGTGTACACAGAGGGAACGTACCTTTTTAACGAGGCGCAGGCACGCGTGCACGAGTCGGAGTTCGACAGCTACGCGCTGTCGTGCATCCACGACGGCAGGGCCTGCGAGGTGTGCCGCGAGCTTGAGGCCTACCAGAAGCAGCACCCGGCAAAGTTCTCCGAGCGCATGCCGGGCACGAACTTCCCGCCGATGCACCCGTGGTGCCGCTGCTCGTACACCCTTGAGGTTGCCGACTGGGACAAGTGGATCGACGATTACGTTGCAAAGCGCGGCGGCGATTCGGCGACACACGCCATGACGCTGCGATCGAACGCCATGGTTCGGGAGCCTGCCACCACGTCCCTGCTCGAATCGCTGCAACGCGCCGGCTCGGCGCTGGCTGGGCTTGACTTCAGGCTCAAGGGCCAGCAGTCGCTTGCGCGGAAGATCAGAACGGACTCGCACAAGCTCGACGTGAGCGAGAAGGAGGCATCCGATGGCATAAACGATGTGCTGCGCTACACCTACGTGCTGCCCGTGGAGTCGTTTGCTGACGAGTTCGCGCGCATCAGGCAGGCGCTTGAGAAGGCGGGCTATACTGTGGTCAAGGTCAAGAATACGCTCGGAGACGCGGCAAGCGCCTACCGAGGCGTCAACACCCAGTTCGAGACGCCCGACGGCTTCAAGTTCGAGCTTCAGTTCCACACGAAGCAGAGCCTCGACGTGAAGGAGCGCAACCACGCGCTCTACGAGGAGGAGCGGCTTGAGGACACCCCGCTTGAGCGCAAGTGGGAGCTTCGCCGCGAGATGGCCGACAACGCCGCCAAGATTAAGACGCCGCCGAACATCGAGGAGGTTCGCAGATGATCTACTACACAGATGACTCCCGCAGGCGCGTGTCGCGATTCGACGCGGAGCAGCAGGTATGCGAGACCTACGATTTCACGCTCGGGCGCTGGGTGTTCGACACAGAGGTGTTCGGAACGCAGAGCGGCGACCTATGGCTGGACGAGATCGGCCAGGAAGAGGCCGAGGCGATCATAGGAAAGCGCGACAAGGCGCTGCACCGATAGCAAGCAGGCGAAAACCGAATAGGCATCTCACCCCAACGGCACAATCAAGGCCCCCAACACGGGGGCCTTTTCTTATGCGTCAAGGAGGAGCCATGGAGATCGAATACATCACCCGCGCTGGGTGCCCGTCATGCGAGGCGTACCGCCGTGCTGTCATAGAGCCGCTGTCCGAGGAATACCCGGGACGCGTTAGGGTTCACCGGGCATGGGACGGCCTCATGGAGAGGCTGAACAACGCCGAACGCATCACCCGCGTTCCCATGGTGGTCGTTACCGACGGCGGGCGCGAGGTCATGCGCCTGCTTGAGATGCCAACGCTTGAGCGCCTTGAGGACATCCTGGAACCCGCCTGACTGGCGAATCTCACGCATGAAGGACACTCGCATGGTCAAAGACCGACCGAGCGTTGAAGTCGATAAAAGCCACGGTTCGGGCAGGCGTGGAACCCGCTAAAAGCTACGGAAAACGTGCAGGCATGAGCCACGAGAAACCTTATGGAGGGTGCGAAGCATGGCAAAGGACGGAAACCGACAGAAGTTCGCCGGCGTAGCTGGCGGAAACCTCACGCAGCCGCAGCAAGGCGGAGACGAGGGCGCAGGAGGTGCAGCCGATGGGACCGGAACCGACGGCGCAGACCCCGGCGACAGCCAGCAAGGCGAAGCCGAGGGCCACGATGGCGAGGAAGGCAAGCCCAAGTCGAAAGGCAAGACCTACACCGACGCCGACGTTGACGAGATCGTGAAGAAGCGCATCTCGCGCGAGCGTGCGCAGATCGAGAAGCAAATCCGCGAGCAGATCAAGCAGGAGGCAGACGACCAGCGCAGCGAGGCCGAGAAGCTTGCTGGCATGAACGACTTGCAGCGTGCGCAGTACGCGCTCGAGAAAGCCAACGCCGAGAAGGCGGCGCTTGAGCGCCGCATCAACCTGTCCGAGCAGATGGGCGTTGCGCGTGCCGAGCTGAAGGCCGCTGGCATCGACCTCGGCGACGAGCTTCTTTCCATGTTCGTGACGGAGAAGGCGGACGACACCAACGCCGCGATCTCCAAGATCAAGGAGCTTTTCCCCAAGGCGGTAGACGCCGCAGTGCAGGAAGCGCTCAAGCGCGAACCGCCCAAGACGGGCAACGAGGGCAAGCCTCAATCCTTCGGCGCGAGCTTCGCAGCCGCATACAGTAATCGAATGAACGGAGGAAAGAAAGATGGCGCTCAATAAGGCGTTCACCTACGGCGAGTCCGAAAGCATCCTCGATTCCGAGGTGGGCATCGTCGCCAAGACGCGAACCGCTACCCAGGCCATGGCCAAGGAGGTAGACGGTCGCAAGATCATCAAGGCCGGTGCGCTGTTCACCGGCACCGACGAGATCGGCGTGTTCCTTGAGGACTACGACATGACGGACACCGACAAGTGCCCCGCCGCCGTGATCTTCCAGGGCCGACTCAAGGCCGACAAGGTATCCACCGAGGCCAAGGCCAAGAAGGCGGACTTCGCCGCCGCAGGCCTCTACCTCGTGTAAGAAAGGAGCAGCTTAGATGCGTCCCATTTCTGAGCTCATCACCGAGCGCGACATGCTCGACTTCTCGCAGGGCTTCAACGTCCAGCGAAACTACCTCGGCTCCCGACTGTTTCCGGATCAAAAGACCCAGTACATCGAGGCCGAGTACTCCCGCATCGTGGAGAACGGTAACCTTCCCACCGTGGCAATGATCCACGGCTTCGACACCGAGGCTCACATCGCCTCCCGCGTTCCGTTCGAGCGCGTCGTCACCGAGCAGCTGCTTATCAAGGAGAAGATTAACCTCACCGAGCGCCTGCGCCTCGTCACGCGCGGCCTCGACATGCAGATGGACTCCGTGCGCCGCTACTGCTTCGACGACGTTGCCCGCATGGCCGAGTCCGTCGTGGCGCGTGTCGAGAAGGCCAAGATGGAGGCCCTTTCCACGGGCAAGATGACCATCAACGAGAACAACGTGTCCATGGAAGTCGATTTCGGCGTCCCCAGCGACCAGAAGGTAGCTACCAAGTGGGCCGTCGCCGACGCCGACATCATCGGCGACATCGACAAGTGGGTGACCATCGCCAACGGCAAGGGCCAGACCCCCACCGTCGCAATCACCTCCAAGAAGGTGTTCTCCCTTATCCAGCGCAACGCAGCCGTGCAGAAGGCGATCTTCGGCATCAACGGCGCTGGCATCCTGCCGAGCCTCGCGCAGGTCAACAATCTGCTCGCGCAGCAGTTCAACGGCCTCACGCTGAACATCGACGAGGAGCGCTACGGCGTGATCGACACCGCCGCCGACGCCATGAAGGTATCCCAGGGCCGCTTCTTCCCCGAGGACAAGTTCGTCATGTGTTCCGTCGGTTACGACGGCTCCGTTGGCACAGGCCTTTGGGGCGTCACTCCCGAGGAGCTTGAGCAGGGCGGCTCGTTCGACGAGAAGCGCCAGGAGCAGTACGTCACCTGCGTTCGCTGGGACACCCAAGACCCAGTTGCCACGTGGACTAAGGCCTCCGGCCTGTTCATCCCCGTGCTTCCCAACGTCTACGGCCACATCATCGCCACCATCGACACGACCTCCGAGCAGGCGCTCGAAAATGGCGATCGCCCGGTAGAGGGCTAGCCATGGCATCCCTCGCAGATCGCATCAAGGCGCGTTACCTGGAAGACGAGGCAGTGCCAGCAGACACCGTCATCGAGGAGATGATCGCGACGGTATCAGACCGCCTGTGCATCCGCCTCAAGGTGGCCGAGCTGCCGCATCTCGCCGAGTCAATCGCCGTGGATGCGGCGATCAAGGCCCTGCGCCTACGTGGCTACGAGGGCAGCACCTCCGAATCGGCATCTGACGGCGGCAGCATGTCCAACTCCTTCGTTGACGACGTGCTGTCCGCTTATTCCGCCGACATCGAAGCCCTGCGCGACGCCTGTCATCCCAAGGGCATCAAGTTCATGGGGGCGCGGCGATGAAGTGGTACAAGGCGACGGCGATCAAGCGCGAGCAGACGGGCACCGACGAGCTGCACAATCCCACGTGCTCCGAGGTGCCAGCCTTCGACTTCTTCGTGCGTGTAGGCCCCTGGCACAAGGCCAAGGCCAACAACGCGGGCAACGCCTACGACGGCGTTACCCGCTCCCTGCTCACCAAGAGGCCCGCAGCGGACTTCGGCGACGTATGCGCAATCGAGGTAAAGGGCCATGCCTACGAGCTTGCGAACGTGTCTGCCAACAGCGATACGACCGTGCTCACCGTGAAGGGTTTCAAGCCATGGGTTTTGTGATCCAAGACGTGAACGACCTCGCGGGAAAGCTGAAGCGGCTCTCCTCAGTGCGCTTCGATGCCGTGATCGCAAAGAACATGGCCCAGATCTTCAATCGCGGCAAAGCGGATGGCGGAACGCCCGTATCTACCGAGAAGACCAGGCCTGGCGGGCCGCACGGCGAGCTGCGCGTGTCGTTGGGGCATTCCGGCGACACCGTTGGATACACGAAGAGCTACGCGCCGCACGTCGAGTACGGCCATAGAACCGTGAGCGGCGGCTATGTGCAGGGACAGCGGTTCCTCAAGAGGAACGTCGACGCGCAACGACCGATTTTCCAACAAGACCTGATCGACCAGCTGAAGAAGCTCTAAGGAGGAACGATGCCGCGAGCAGTACAGCGCCTAAGCCTGGCCGTGTTCCTCGGTTGCCTGATAGACGCAATCGAGAAGGGCACGGGCACCGAATGCTACGACAGTCCCGAGAACAGGACTTCGCCGCTATACAGCGTGGAGCTTCAGAACACGCAGCCAGAGAACACCAAGACCATGTACATCGACGCGATCAGCGTATGGGTTCACTGCATAAGCGAGCCTGTGCGCCCGTACAGCAACGCAAAGGTTCTCGGCATGATCCAGCGCCTTGAGCAGGCGCTTGCGGATGGGTTCGAGCTGCCCGAACCGTTCTCCCTGTACCGCACGACCTTCGACGGCGTGCAGACGCTCAAGAAAGACGAAACCGACGAGGGGCACGCGATCGTGGGGGTAACCTTCCGCGTTTGCTACGGCCTCCGCGTCAAATAACGAGAAAGGAGCCGCAATGGCTTCCGTTACCGACAACAAGCTCGTTGGGTGCGACTTCGACTCCGCCACCGCCAAGGCGCTCAACGGCAACGACATCGTGGCGCTCGTGACAGACAGCACGGGCGCGAACCTTCTGGCCGTGGCGGGTCAGCAGGGGCTTTCCTTCAACCTCAACCAGGACACCACCGAAGCTGCCACCAAAGACGACGCCATCGGCGGCTGGAAGCTGCGCTTTGCCAGCAACAAGGACTGGGACGCGTCCATCGACGGCCTCTACTCGCCCGACGACGAGGCCACGAAGATGGTAGCCAAGGCGCTTGCCGACGGCACCTACCTTTGCCTGAAGATCTGCAAGCGCATCCGCTCCACCGCGAACACCAAGTACGTGCCGCTGCGCATGGGCCTCGCAATCGTCACCTCCGACACCTTCGAGGCTCCGAACGACGACAACACCACCTATTCCATGGAGTTCCAAGGCTCCGGGAAGCCGTGGCTCTACGAGACCGCGACCGAAGACCAGATCACCGCAGCGACCGTGACCGTCACCAACGACTAAGGAGCAGACGAATGACAGAAGAGAAGGATTTCGACGATTTTATCGAGTGCGGCGAGGCCTGCGAGGAGTTGGAAGACGCCCTCGAAGACAACACCACAGAGGTGTTCAAAGGCGAGCTTGAGCAGGACATCGACGAGATGGAACGCGCAACGTTCACCATCAAGGGCCGCGAGTGCGAGATCGCCTTCACGCGAAAGCGCATCGACCTCTACGAGGAGCGCCACACGCCCATCATCGCGTCTTTCTACAAGAACGACGGCATGTTCACGTTCAAGGAGCTTTCCGCGATCGCAGGCTACGGCCTGAAGCTCGTCGGCGGCGGCTACTTCATCCCGAACAAGGGCGAGGAAATCGTCAACAAGCTGATCGAGGCGAACGGATACCCCGCTGTCTATCAGGCCGTGATGCTGGCCCTTCAGCGCGACTGCGCTTTTTTATTCATGGGCACAGGGAACGCGCTCTCACTCGCCTAACGGGATTCGAGTACTTCAAGACCGTTCAGAAGCGCGGCGAGGATGCCGAAGACGCCGCCCTGTTTCACAGGGAGGCCGATTTCGCGTTCTTCGCCGCGCGTCTCGGCTGGGACTACGAGCAGTACGCCCAGCACACGCCCGTCCAGCTCATGTTCGTGCGCAAGGAGCTTGAGACAGCGACGGTTCGCGACTCCAACCTGCTCAAGGATGCGGTTCAGGTCGCCGTAGCCAACTGCCTTTCCAAGAAGACCTACAAGCTCTGGCAGAAGCGCAACGGCGAGTTCCGCGAGACGGACTTCACCCATGCCGAGATCGACGCCCTGAAGGAGCAGTACCGAAAGAACCCGCCTTGGACGCCATGGGGAGGTGCGAAACCGAATGGCTGATTACGTTCTATCCGCAAAGGGAACCTACGACGGCTCCAACATGGACAGCGGTCTCGACAAGTCCGCCTCCAGGCTCAGCAGCCTCAAGGACACCGCCAAGTCCGTAGGCTCGCAGGTTGCCGGCTTCTTCGCCTCAAGCTTCGGCAGCGTAGGCAAGTCCATCTCAACTGCGATCGGCACGGTGACCGCAGGCGTCACCACGCTAGCCGCCACGGGTGGCATGAGCCGCGCCCTCAACATCGAGAAGGCGCAGGCCATGTTCAAGGGCATGAAGCTCGAATGGGGCGACTTCTATCAAACAATCCAAGACTCCGTAGACGGCACCGCCTTTGGTTTCGACACAGCAGCGACGGCTGCCGCGCAGCTTGCGGCGTCCGGCGTTGCCGCCGGCTCCGACATGGAGAAGGCCCTGAACGGCTGCGTCGGCACAGCCGCCACGTTCTCGCAAGACCTCGGCGACCTCTCGTCAATCTGGGCTAAAGTGGCCGCCAACGGAAAGCTCTCGGGCGAGCAGGTGGCCCAGTTCACGGATCGAGGTATCAACGCGATCTCCGTGCTATCGACCTATCTCGGCAAGTCCTCCGACGAGGTTTCCAAGATGGTCACAGCCGGCAAGATCGACTTCCAAACGTTCTCCGACGCCATGTACGCGTCTTTCGGCGATTCCGCAAAAGCAGCCAACGAGTCGTTTACCGGCTCCATGGCGAACATGAAAGCAGCGCTTTCCAAGATCGGCCAGGACTGGATGACACCGCTCAAGGACTCCGCCATCCCCGTATTCAACTCCATCCGTGGGGTTCTCAACTCGTGCCGCGCGGCCATCAAGCCGCTTTCCACCGCTTTCGGCGAGTTCCTGGGCGTCACCTACGACGCTCAGGGCAACCTCACGCGCACCGGCGGAGCAGTCGAGAAGCTTTGCACGTTCCTCGACGGGCTGTCAGAGAAGATCAAGGGCGTTGACCTCTCGCAGCTCGGAACGGGCGGCAAGATCGCAGCCGCCGCCCTGGCGGGACTTGCCGCCGTGTCGCTGGGCGGGCTTATCGGCCAGATCCCAGTTCTCGGCGCTTTGGCAAACTCGCTCACGGGCGGGATCATCCCGGCGATCAAGGGCGTTGCCACAGGTTTTGCGGCGCTGAGCGCACCTGCCGCCGTTGCCGTTGCCGCTATCACTGCATTTGCGGCGATCTTCGCTTACAGCATGGCCACCAACGAGGCGTTCCGAAACCAAATCATCGGCATAGCATCCAGCATCGCGTCATCGCTTGCCCCCGCGTTCCAGTCGCTCACTGGGCTTGCCGAACCGCTCCAAGGTCTCTTTGCCGCCGCCGTTATCGTCGTGAACAGCTTCGCGCTCGCGCTCGGCGGCCTGGTGGCTGCGGTGGCCCCTGTGATCGCCACCATCGTTTCGGGACTCGTGCCAATCATCAGCACGATCATAGACGCGGTGGGCCAGATCGCGCTCGTGATAGCAACCACGCTCTGCCCGATCATCCAGCAGATTACCGACCTCATAACGGCCAACATGCCCGTTATCCAAGAGGTCATCACCGGCGTTCTGACGGTGATCCAGACGATAATCAGCACGGTTCTGCCCGTCATGGTCGAGATCTTCAGCTCAACCATGGCCGCCATCCAGGCCGTTATCGATGCCGTCTGGCCGTACATCTCTGCAATCGTCACGGCGGCGATGAACGCCATCCAGGCAATCGTGACGATCGTCCTCGGCATCATCAACCAGGACTGGGGCAGCGTGTGGAACGGCATCCAGGCGCTCGCTTCGAGCGTATGGATCATCATCGAGAACATCGTCAACGGCGGTGTCGTGTTCATCCAGGCGGTCATCACGAACGGCCTTGCGCTGATCCAAAGCGTCTGGGATTCCATCTGGTCGGCGATCGGCGATTGGGTGGCGAACCTCTGGAACACGATCAAGTCCGTCGTGCAGGGCGGCATAAACAACGTCAAGTCGTTCATCTCAAGCGGCCTCTCGACCGTGCAGGGCCTTTGGAACTCGGCATGGAGCACCGTGCAGAGCATCCTCAACAACGCTTGGAGCGGGATCACCAACGGCGTTTCGAGCGGCATCAACTCCGTGGTGAGCTTCGTTTCCTCGATCCCCGGGCGCATCGTCGGCGCACTCGGCAACCTCGGCTCACTGCTCTACAGCGCCGGCAGCTCCATCGTGAGTGGCCTGCTCAACGGCATCAAGTCGACCATCGGCGGCGTCTACGACTTCGTGTCCGGCATCGCCGGAACGATCGCGAGCCTGAAAGGCCCGAAGCGCAAGGACTTGAGGCTCCTGATCCCCAACGGCGGCTGGATCATGCAGTCGCTCGAAACGGGCCTCAAGAAGCGCTTCGAGGGCGTGAAGGACACCGTTTCGGGCTTCGCCGACGAGCTGAGCATGTCGTTCGGCGGGCCTGATGTCACCTACGAGACCGGAGCCGCAGCCGCAGTCGGAGCGGTGGCCGGCGGCGACACCTATTACATGACCATCGACGGCAACACGGCAGACGCAGACATCGCGGTGGCTAACGCCATCGACGTGCTGGTATCCGCCGCACGCCGCTCTTCCACGGCGAGGAGGTAGACGTGGGAACCTATACAAGAGAGATCCAGATCGCGGGGCTCAACCGCTGGTATTGCGGCTACATCTCGGTCGATGCGGTGAACACCGTCAATGACACCACCTCGCGCATCACAGTCACCGCCGCGCTCGAAGACAAGTACGCCGCGCAGTACGGCACGCACTATGACGTAATCGTCAACGGCGTCACCTACAGGTCGCGCGACGTGCTGCTCAACAACTACGGCAACTGGGCCACGCGCGACGCCGTGACCTTCACCGTGGACGTCGGGCGCGGAGCCAGCGGCTGGAACTGCTCCGTGCAGATCCACGTCTACGGCAAGACGTACAACAACTACTACGGCAGCGCGGGCGGCGACGCCTGGGCAACGGAGTACGCTTGGATTCCCCAGCGCGGGTACTCGCAGCCGCATCCGCCCAGGAATCCGAAGCTTGCTCGCGTTTCCGACACCTCGCACAAGATCGCGTGGGACGTCGATTACACGGGCATGGACGGCGCATACCCTTGGGCTGGCGTGTACGTCGATCGACGCACCGACGACGGCTCATGGGTCAATATCGCCGACGTGTCGTGGGACGTGACCAACTACACCGACAACTCCACGAAGCCGGGCCATAAATACGAGTACCGCCTTTGCGCCCACGGCCCTGGCGGCAATTCCACGCACGTGTCCTGCGGAACCGCCTACACCACGCCCTCCGCGCCATCGCGCGTGGAGGCCGTTAAGGCGGGCGCCACCGAAGTAACGCTTCGCGTCTACGGTGCTTGGACATATGCAGCCGCATGGGACATCCAGCGCTCGACGGACGGCGGCAGCACATGGTCGTCCATAACGGCCAGCACCGAGGGTGAAGACCCCGCTTGGCTCGACCTGCACGACAAGGCCGCTCCTGCGGGAACGGTCGTATACAGGGTCAGGGCCAAGCGCGGAAGCCTTGCCTCCTCGTGGGTCAAATCGAACTCCGTCACGACGATCACGCCGCCGCTCGCCCCGAAGGTGACCGCAAGCTCCGTCGTGCCGACCGGAACAGCGGCAAGCGTGGCATGGGTGCCCAACCATCAGGACGGCTCGGCACAGACCGCCGCGCAGATCGAGTTCAGCGGCCCAGAGACGATCACCAAGTCGTACACGACCGCCAAAAGCGCATCCGTGGCGCTCGCGAAAGGCAACTGGAAGGCGCGCGTGCGCACCAAGGGCCTCCATGCCGATTGGGGCGCATGGTCTGGATATGTGGCGATCGTCGTCGCCAACTACCCGCAGTGCTGGGTGGCATCGCCCGCCACCGATGGCATCCTGATCGACCAGGTTCCGCTCATCGTAAGCGTGGCCGCGTCCGACGAGACGGGCATCGCCCAGGCAACGCTTTCCCTTGCCGAGGTCGGCGGCGCAGTTGTCGCCACCGCAGACGTCACGAGCTTGCAGCCCGTGCAGTTCGGCAGCTACGCGACCATCAAAAACGGCATCGACTACATGCTCACGCTTGTGGTCGTCGGCGGCTCCGGGTTGTCGAAAACCGCCACGCGCCGATTCAGGACGCATTGGGCGGAACCTGCGACGCCGGTGGTCACCGTTTCCTACGGCGACGACCTTACATGCCACGTGAAGGTCGAGAACGGCGTTTCAGCCTACAACGTCGAGGAAACGACGCTTATCGGCCCGATGACCTACGACGAGGACAACAACGAGCTTCCCATGTTGGGAACGATCACGTGCGATGGCCACGAGCTTGTGCTTGGCAGCGCATCGAAGTGCGAGAGCTTCATCGTCGAGCGAATCTACGACGATGATTCAAGCACGCTGGCAAGCGGCCTGCTCGATGCCCAGGAGACGATCGACCGCGTTCCGCCGCTCAATGCGGACATGAAGTACCGCGCAACAGGCACGGCCGCGAACGGAACGTCTGCGTATGCCGAGATCGACGCGAAGCTGCTTGCGAGCTGCATGGCGCTCAATTTCGGGCAGGATGCGTCAACGCTCATCAAGATGGAGCTTGATGCGGGCTACTCCACGTCTGCGGCGCGCAGCTACAAGAGCTACCACTTCGCCGACGGCGGGGAGAACGGCGGGCTTCCGATGTCGTACCCGCTCGACGAGTGCGACCTTGCCACATCCGCCTCGTGCCTTTTCCGCCGCGACGGCCACGACGCCTTCCGACGCGCCATGAAGAGCCAATGGCAGGGCTGGTGGCGCGGCCTCGCTGGCGAGCGCGCCTTCGGAGCGATGACGTTCAGCGAATCGCTCAAAGCGCCGGGGCTTTGGTCGGCATCCGTGAAGATAGAGCACGACGTATTCGAGGAGCCGAACAATGCCTGATTGGAAGAAGCGCTTCGCATCGTCCTACCGCTACATGCGCGTAGACCGCAAGACGAACCTAGACGTCGAGCGGCTTAGGAACATCTGCAACGGCGGGACGATCGAGCGCAACCTGGATACCAACTACGAGACGGGCAAGGTCAGCTACAAGGGCGCGCTAGACCTCGGGAGCGACCTTTTGCGCGTGTACCTTGAGGCAGCGTTCCCAGATGGCTCTATTCACCTTGAGCCTCTTGGAACCTTCCTCGTGTCAACGCCGAAGCGCCCGATCGGCCAGGCGCTGGCCGAGGCAGACCTTTCCGGGCGATTGGCCGAAGTTGACGAGGACGAGTTCGACCAGCCGAGATCGGTTCCCGCCGGCACGAACGCCGTTGACTATGCGGCGAAGCTGCTGCGCGAGGCCGGCCTTGAGGTGATCGCCGACCAATCGGACTTCAAGCTCACGACGGCGTGGGTGGTCGGAGCGATCGGAAACGGAGAGAGCAACTACCGAACCCGCCTAAAGGCTGTCAACGCGCTTCTCGCGGCGGCTGGGTTCAGCTCCGCTTCATGCGACCCGCTGGGCCGAGTGCTGCTGCGGAAGTACATCGAGCCCGACAAGCGAGCGCCAACCATGGTCATGGAAGAGGGCAAGGGCGCACGCTTCGTGGACGACGGCACCGAGGAGTTCGACAAGTCGAAGGTAGCGAACGTCGTCCATATCGACTACTCGACGAGCGACGAGAGCATACGCGGCACCGCCATCGACTCCGACCCGAACAGCGAGTACTCGACCGTGCGCCGTGGCTGGCGCAAGGCGGTTTCCTACACGCGAAGCGAGCTTCCTCACGGAAGCACAGCAGCCGAGCGGCAGGCAAACGCGAATGCCGAGGCGCAAAGCCTGCTTGCCACAGAGCAATCGGCTATCCACCGCCTAACGGCCACACACATCTACGCGCCCGTCGGCATTTCCGACGCTATCGACGTGCGCTGGCCAAGCGAGGGTATCAGCGGGAACTTCGCAATCAGGAAGCAGACTCTCACCCTCGTGGGAGGATGCCCGATGGAATTGGAGATGAGACGCTTTGAACGTTAACGACATAAGCAACGCGGGCGACATGCTCGCCGAGCTTTTCACGCCGAAAGGCGGCTCGGGCCATTCCATGGGCTTCGCCACGGTCAAATCGATATCCGACGCGAAGGTTACCGTCTCGATGTCGGGGGCCACGCTTTCCGGTCTACCGATGACCACTGGCTGTTCAAGCGCCAAGGCAGGCGACCGCTGCATTGTCGAGACGATCGGGCCGCAGGCCATAGTAACCGGAATCATCGCGAAGTAGAGGAGGTGCGATGGCAGACGAAACGCAGATCGCGGCGTTTGTCCTCAACGAGAACGGCAACATCGACCGCGTGAGAACGACTGACGGCTCTATTTACCGCATCGAGTCAACGCTTGCCGTGGAGGCGGCGGAAGAGGCAAAGACAGCAGCCGCCAACTGCAAGACCATGACGGAAAGCGCTGAAACGGCCGAGAAAACGCGCGTGTCCAACGAGAACGCTCGGAAAACGGCTGAGACCGAGCGCGGCAACAACGAGACAACCCGCAAGAACAACGAGACGTCGCGCAAGAACGCCGAGACAACACGTCAAGACAACGAAACTGCGCGAAAGAATGCCGAAACCACGCGCCAGAACAACGAGACGAGCCGATCGAACGCCGAGATCGAACGCAAAAAGGCCGAAAGCCAGCGCCATGACGAGCATATCGCCGACCAACAGGCATCGAGCAACGCGACCTCGGCGGCAAACGGCGCGGCATCGCGTGCTGACGCGGCGGCCAACCAGGCGTTGCAGATCGCCAACTCCGTTGCGCAAGGAAGCGCGGGCGATTCGGACATCGCGGCGCTGCGCGAGCAGAACGCGATCCTGGCAAACATGCTCGCTGAGTCGAGCGGCAAGTTCGTGTTCATGGACGGCACGGTGTACGCGCCGTCTTCAAAGGCAACGTTCGAGGACGGAACCGTAAAACTCGGTTCCTCCTGCACGGTATCCGGCACGACCATCGTGCTCGCATAGAAAGGAAAACGAATGGCAAACGTAAACGCCGAGCGCTTTAACGTGAACGGGGTGAGCCATGAGATCATCGACTCACTGGCCCGCACCAACGCCACCACGGCTCTCAACAACGCCGAGTACAACCGACAGGGCCTGATCGGCAAGTACCCGGGCCAGTCGCTCGCAACGCTTCTCGCGGGCGAGGTCTCCGGCTCCGCCACCATCTACGACGCGCTGCACAAGCGCGTGCAGGCCGCGAACTTCAGCGGCATGCGCGTGGGCGACTACATCGACGTGCCGCTCGTGAGCGCGTCAAACGTGGCGGCCCAGCAGTCCGTGCGCTTCCTGCTTGCGCACTTCGACCCGTACTACCAGTGCGGCGACAGCGCCAAGGGCCACCACATCGCGTTCATCGCGTCCGCGCCCGTCGCCGTGGCCAAGACCGTCACCGGCGTAGCCAACGACAGCTACCTGATGTGGAACACTGCGAACACCAACCAGGGCACCGCAGACGTGAAGAACCCGTACCTGAACAGCAACCTCAAGGCGTGGGAGAAGCTGTTCGAGGCGTGCCTGCCCGAGGGGCTGACCAAGTACCTGCTGACCCAGCGCGTCCTGCTGGAGGAGCGTTACAGCGCAAGCGGCGCGCTCAACGACTCCAACTCGTGGAGCTGGCAGGATATCGGCAAGGTGTTCTCGCTGTCGGAGATGGAGGTGTACGGCTGCCCCGTGTGGGGGACGAAGGGCTACAGCGTCGGCTTCGACTGCCAGTGGGACCTGTTCCGCGACACCGCTCACCGAGTCAACGGAAATCGGTACGGTTGGTGGCTGCGTTCCGTTGCGTCGGGCTCCGCGTCCAACGTGTGCTGCGTCAGCGGCGGCGGCGGTGCCCTCTACACCTCGGCGACGGGCGTCTGGGTTCGCCCCCGCCC